AGATGTTTGATTAACTGGTGCTGGAGCTCCATAAGCTGCTGATAAATAACTTTGTAGTTTATTGTAAGGAGCATTTTGACCAAATTCAAATCTACTAATATCTGCATTAAGAGCAGACTTATCATAACCCTCTTGCATTTTACCTACATTCATTAACTGTTGGATGTCTGAATAATCTTGCCCTGCTAGTGTACCTGCTTGATTAATAGCTGCATCTTGTCTAGCTCTTTCGTTTGCATAATTTTGATAAGCTAATTCTGAACCTCTTTGTGATAAAGCATTAGCTAGATTTTCTGATGCTTGTGATTCCATTTCACCCATAGCTCCAGAACCATATCTACCAGATTGAGCTGTTCTTCCACCAATATCTCTAATGGCTTTGTTAAATTCTGATACAACAGGTTTAGCTGCACTTGCCATCATAGATGCAAAGTAAGGATTAGTTGCTGCTAATCTATCGCCTTGTATTGTACTTAATGCTTGTGATTGTGCTGCTGGAATTAATGGACTACCTGCCCTTGCTCTTGCTTCTGCTAATCCTAATGCTTCTTTTGTTTGTGCTGATTGGTCTACATAAGTTTGTCCAGGATAATATACAGGTCCAGCTGATTTATAGAGATCTTTTGATTCTTCTAAACCATAAGTTATATAAGGCAATATTGCAGGATCAATATTTTGATTGGTTGTTTGTGTTTGACCACCACCACCACCTTTATATTCTTTTAATCCTGTAATAGCATTTATAGTTCCAGAACCACCATGCGTTATAAGTAAGTTAGATTCCCATTTGTTTATATGTGCAAGTTCTGTATCGCCATCATTTCCTAAAGATGCTATATCTTTATAAAGTAATTTTAATAACCAAACTTTAAAACAGATTGGTAAGAATTTCATAATTTCAGCTCCATTAATGTATATTTTTTTTCATAACCATATAGCCTATTCCATAATCTAGCTATACTTTCAAATTTAGTAGAACCTTGTATTGCAGTTCCACCATTACTTTTTGCCCAGTTTTTAAATTGTTCAAATCCTGCTTTAGTGTTTTTACCACCTATATAAGTGATATAACAAACTCTGTCGTTAGGGTACATAATCCATTGGACAGTTAATGCACAAATACATTTATCATCTTTTAATAAAAGAAGTAATTGTTGCTGTCCTTGTGCTACTAATAATTTAAGTTGTTCAGCAGTAAATTCGCCATTACCTTTATCTAATGCTTTTTGTAATAAAGGTTCAGCTAAATACCAAAATTGCTGCACATGGTTTGTAGGGACAATATATAATTTCATTTAGTAATAATAACACTTAACCGACTATAATATAATCAAAATTTAGATCAGCATGAGCTGCACTTGTGTGAGTTATTACTACACTTCCTTTTGCTTTAGTAGAAACATAAGGACTTTGTGCAGCGGCATTTGCAGTTAATGGTGATAATAAAAGAACACTATTAAAACCTAGTCTTTCATCATTTAATGTTGTTGTTGTAGAACTAGCTGCTAAAGTAACAGAACCAGTATTATTTGTTTTACCATTCATTGCGTTGTTAGTTACTTCTGCAACTGCTCTAGGTTCGCCACCTTGATAGGGCAAAGTTCTGTACATTATCTATTGCCTTGTGGTTTAAAGTCTACATCTATAGCCATAGCTGTTTGCCAATTTCCAGTCGGCTCTACAGAAACTCTATGGTATCTTCCACCAGTTCTTATATTAGCTCTACCCTCTGATGTAGTTGTTACTGTTGTACCAAATATAACAGAATCATCTAATTCTCTACGACTAGCTATTGAAACATCTGCACTTCCATTATCTATTTGTGGTCTTAATAGATTAATAACAGAGTTATATCCATCTTCTAAATCAGTAGTTACTAATTGAGAATTATATGTTGAACCAGTAAAGGTTACAATTTTAGTATCTTTTGCTCCTGCAAATAAGAATTTACCACCTACCCATAATCTTGCATCTAATGATGCAGGCATTGTATCAATGTCGGTATACCCTAGAGTACCTAAACCTTCTAAAGTCGTTCCAGAGGTCGCTATATTGCCTAGAACAGTAGCTGTAGTTTCTACCCTAGACCATTTATCTATTGAAAAATTATAAACTAGCATACTTCTACCACCACCTACATTTGCATAATTCCATATAGCAATATTTAATGCAGGATTCACTGAAGCACTCATGTCATCTAATTTAGATAAATCACAGTCGCTAAAGAACCATCTATCGATCTTCTCATTCCCAATCGGTGTTACTTGATTACCATCACAAGAATAAAATCCATCATCACTTAAAAAGAATGATACTCCATTAAATTGACAAATAGAGTTTCCATTTAAACAACCTAATCCTCTTGATATATTATCCAGCTGAAAAAAGAGCGGGCTTCCAGAATATGACATTCTTGAAATTGATTTTTCTAGAAATACTAAACCAAATTCACCACCAGTTAATCCTACAACATTACCCCCATCAGGAATAACTTGAGTATCAGATTGTGATGTAGAACCTGATGCCCAGTCGGTTTCATCATTAATATCCGACCATTGAACAGAAGTCTTACCTAATGTTCCAGCAGATAAATTTCCACAAACTACAAAATCTCTTACTGCTGTTATATGTTTTGCTATTGGTGAAGATGCTATATCTGCCCAAAGTGTAGATGTGCCTATTGTCCAAAATTGAATAACATTTGTTCCAGCTACTGCTAATACAGTTTTGCCGAATTGAATAAATCGCCATTTTGTAGCACCAGAATAACCACCTGATTTAGATTTATCTTCTAATGCTTCTGTAGTCGAATTAAATTTAAAAAGTTTAGTTTCGCCACCTGCAAATAAAACTACTTCTGAATCCCATTTTGCAACAAACACAGAATTAATATTTTCTGATGCTGCTCCACTAAAATCTTCTGAATTAGGAAATGGTTGATAGCCAATAGATACAGGAATAACATTTTTTGCATCATTAAGACTTCCAGCATTATCTGGTTGGTCTGGATTCCAGTCTGTAAATTGTACTCGTTTAGTAGCCATTAGTTTATCTCTGTTCCTAAAATTGTTCCAGCAGCTACTTTTGTTGTATATGAAATACCATCTATAGCATAACCAGCTCTACCACCTAAATTTGTTCCATCAAAATCTGGATTAGGAGTTCCTCTAGCACCAGCTTGTCCTAAATTTCCACCTGCTCCACCTGTAGATGGTGATTGGGTTACAGTAGTAGCTAAAGAGCCACACCAAGCTAAACCAGCACCACCTAATGAATTGTTACCATCTGAAGTTGCTGCACAGTCAATATACCTATCTGGATTAGTAATTCCTGTTCCACCAACTCCATTAGTAATTCCTGCTCCACCACCACCAGCTCCTGTGTAAGAATACTCTGCATCACCAGTCCTATTTACTCTTCCACCTGAACCACCTCCACCACCACCACTTGCAACAGTGTGAGTGTTGGTAAGTTTAAGAGTATTTCTAGTATAAATAGCTGTTCCACCTGGTTGTCCTGGATTAGCTGCACCACTTGTTCCTGATACTCTATCCCCACCTGCTCCACCTGCACCTATAATTACACCATTATTTGTTAAATAAATAACAGAGCCTGATGCAAACCCATCTATTTTAAATGCTGGTACAGAAGTGCTAGATGCACTAATAGTTGCAGAACTTTCAATCGTTATAGCTGCTGAAATAGGAGTGGTTGGACTACCTAATTCTACAAATAAATCATAATCTACTTGATTAGTTGATATTGTTAAAGCATTAAATTGAGGATACCAAAAACCACCTTGTTTAACATAAACTTGTGTAGCTTGTTTCCATGTGCCATCATCTTTTACATGAATTTTAGATGGAACAACCCATGAGCCAGAATTTTTAACCGATATTGCCATTAGATTTGATACCAAACATCACCATTATTGCCACCACTAGGTGCAGATGATGATATTGTTTTTGTTCCTGTTGCGTTGCTACCTATATCTGTAACATTAATAGAGTTAATAGTTCCAGCAGTTGTCCATGTACCACCAGTAATTGCGACTGCATTAGATGCTTGAGCTGACATTGTGCCTAAAGCACCTACAGCAGTTGTAACAAAAGCTGTTGTAGCCACTTGAGTAGTATTTGTTGATGCTGAAGCAGTTGGAGCTGTTGGAATACCTGTTAATGTTGAAGTTCCATCTACTGTTAAATTTCCACCTACTGTTAAATTATCATTATCAGTACCAGCAGAAAAATCTTTTACTTGAGCCATTATTTCTCTCAAAGCATTGTTTATAGTAGCTGGTGGACAACCCTCGTTGATATTGATTCCACCTACATCTGTATTGTCACCTGCTGTTGTTGACCATTCTGATATTTTATCTCTACTCATTTTCTTGTTTATCCTCTAGTATTTTTAATATATCTTGATACATTTTTAATAATGAATCGTATTTTCTTTCAAGTTCTTTGCACTTTTTTTCACATTCATATAAAAGCGACAATTAACCTATCCTATTCCATGTATTTGAAGTTACAGGCACATCAGTCCAATTACTACCTTGAATATGTCCATCTGCTGTTAAATTAGCTGTTGATGATATAGATGCTGTTATTTTATAAGTAACTCCACCACTTGCAGTTACTGTTGTAGATGAAGCTATATCTGCTTTGCCTAATACAGTATACCCACCGATTCCTTGTAAATTAGCAGTTGCAGATATATCTGCTTCGCCTAACACAATTTGTCCGACTGTGGTTACAGCTAAATTTGCAGTACCACTTGCTGTAGCACTACCTGTTACTAATTGTCCAGCAGTAACTGCTTCTAAATTTGCAGTACCACTAATACTTCCTGTGCCGAGTACGATCTGACCTGCTGTAACAACAGCTAGATTTGCAGTCGCTGAAATATCAGCATCACCAGTTACAATTTGTCCTACTGTAACTACTGCTAAATCAGCAGTGCAAGATATAGATGCAACACCACTATGAACAGAGCTACCTAATGTGCTATATGGCGACTGTGAAAATGTGGTTATGCCAAACATATATTATCCTTAAAATTTGTCTAAAGTTTTTTTAATTTTTTGTTCTATAGCAGGCATTAATCTTATTCCAGAGAAACCTATAAAGAAAGCTAATGCAGGAGCAAAAGTAGTATGTAAATCAAATGTAGCCATTAAAGGTGGGATAAATAATTCAACACTAACTATTGCTATACAAATATTAAGAAATAAATCTATTCTGGCTTTTTTTCTTTCCATTAACCAATTAATATGACGACCATTACCTTTTTTTGAATGTACTTTTTTATTGTTATAATTGAACAGACCACCAATAATAGAAAAGATAAAACAAACCTTTTTTAACCCTATAGTTAAGATTAAATATTCCATTATTGAAAAATATTATTCTGGTTTTGGGTTATCAGATTTTACTTTAGCTATAGCATCTTTCCATGTTGTTGTGTCATTTACACTATCCCAATATTGCATATCTAATTGGTCACCTATTGATGGATAAGCTGCTTCTCTTGAACTTTTCCAAGCATTAGCTTCTGCTTCTGCATGAGCTGCTAATTGTTCTTCTGTCCAATCTACAACTTCTGTAGTTTGAGTTCCATCAGGATGGTTAGTTACTATTGTATTTTTTTCTGCTGCCATTTTATTGCTCCTAGTTAATTAATTATTTACACCCATAAACTTCTATTTTTCCATTATCAAATGTAGCTCCTGATTCCCAAGAGCAACTAACAGAGGTGCTAGAAGATGACCTTAAATTTGTTCCTATGTCATATCGTAAATGACCTGTACCACCACC